TCTCCGGCATCATGCCCTGCACGGTGATCCGTCCCGGCGACATGGCCGACAACATCCTGGACCGGGACAAGCACCCGGAATGGAACGGCGTGCGGACGAAGCTGGTCTACTCGTTCCCGACGAACGAGAAGCTCTGGCAGCGCTACGCCGAGATTCGCGCGGAGAGCCTGCGGCGGGGCAACGCCGGTGAGGAGGCCACCGCGTTCTACCGGGCGAATCGGGAGGCGATGGACGAAGGGGCGGTCGTCACCTGGCCGGAGCGGTTCAACCATGACGAGCTGTCCGCCATCCAGCACGCGATGAACCTCAAGCTGCAGGACGAGGCGGCGTTCTTCGCCGAGTACCAGAACGAGCCGCTGCCCGAAGAGGTCGTTGAGGACGATCTGCTGACGGCCGACCAGATCGCCGGAAAACTGAATCGGATGAAGCGAGGTGAAATTCCCATCGGCTGCAACCACGTCACGATGTTCATCGACGTGCAGGCCAACCTGCTCTTTTACGTGGTGGCCGCGTGGGAGGACGACTTCACCGGTTACGTGATCGACTACGGGACGTATCCCGACCAGAAGCGGCCGTATTTCACGCTCCGCGACGCCCGCCACACGCTCACGGCCTCGACCGGGGCCAGCGGACTCGAGGGAGCGATCTATGCCGGGTTGGAGCGGGTCACCGCCGAGCACCTCGGCCGCGAATGGCGGCGGGACGACGGGGCCGCGCTACGGATCGAACGGTGCCTGATCGACGCCAACTGGGGTTCCAGCACGGATGTGGTCTACCAGTTCTGCCGACAATCGGCGCACGCCGGGATCGTCATGCCGAGTCACGGACGATTTGTCGGTGCATCAAGCCAGCCGTTCTCGGAATACAAGCGCCGGCCCGGCGACCGCGTCGGCCACAACTGGCGGATGCCGAACGTTCAGGGAAAGCGGGCCGTGCGGCACGTCATCTACGACACCAACTACTGGAAGTCGTTCGTCCACGCCCGGCTCGCCGTCCCGATGGGCGACCGGGGCTGCCTGTCCCTCTTCGGCGACCGGCCGGAGATGCACCGCCTCTTCGCGGAGCACCTGACGGCCGAGTACCGCGTGAAGACCGAGGGCCGCGGCCGCACGGTGGACGAGTGGAAGCTGCGCCCGGAGCGGGGGGACAACCACTGGCTGGACTGCCTGGTGGGGTGCGCCGTCGCGGCGTCGCTGCAGGGGGTGGTGCTGGAGGGGACCGGCGGAGCCGTTCTGCCCGACAAGCGCCAGCGCGTCAGCTTCGCGGAATGGCAAAGGAGGCGACGCGGATGAGTCCTCCCGACAACACCCGTTCCGCACGCGGACTCGAGTGCCCCCGTTGCGGCTGCCGCCATTTCTACACGACGCACACCGAGCCGCTGCGCGACGGCCGCATTCGGCGGCGGAAGGAATGCCGCCACTGCGGCCGCAAGATCGTGACCTATGAGGCTCTGGCCAGCAGGGAAACACGCCGGGATTGATACCAGTAGCAGGATTTCGCGGATTCTTCGCTCCCCGCGCGCAGCCGCAGCAGCGGATGGCATAGGTAACCCAGGGACGGTCGCTTCGGCGCGATTCAACTCTTCGCCGGGTGGCCTCTCGGTCTGACGACCGTCCTCTTGGGGTCCACCATGCCCGACGACCTCGATACCACGATCCGCGACAACGCGCAGGGGCCGGCGAAGGCCGCCGGCGACTCGGGATCGATCGAACAGCACAAGCTCACCGACCAGATCGCCGCCGACAAGTATCTGGCCTCGAAGGCGGCGGCCAAGTCGAAGCGTCGCGGGCTCACCCTCAACAAGTTCGTTCCGCCGGGAGCCGACTGAATCGTGTTCGCCTGGATCAGCCACCTGTTCTCGCCGCGCACCGCGCGTCCGATTTCCGGTCGGGCGCTGCGGCTGGTCCGCGCCCGCTACGACGCGGCGGCGACGAACGCCGACAACCGCCGGCACTGGGCGAACGCGGACGGCCTGTCCGCCAACGCGGCCAACAGCCCCGAGGTGCGGCGCATCCTCCGCAACCGGGCGCGGTACGAAGTCGCCAACAACAGCTATGCCCGCGGGATCGTGCTCACCCTGGCCAACGATGTCATCGGCACCGGGCCGCGGCTGCAACTGCTCACCGACAACGCCGAAGCCAATCGGCGGATCGAACAGGAGTTTGCCCGTTGGACCAGGGCGGTTGGTCTGGCCGAGAAGCTCCGCACCATGCGGATGGCGCGGGCGCAGGACGGCGAGGCGTTCGCCCTCCTGATCAGCAATCCGCGGCTCTCCACGCGGGTGAAGCTCGATCTGCGGCTCGTCGAGGCCGACCAGGTCGCGACGCCGGACCTCCATCCGCTCCGCGCCGGGGCCGTCGACGGGATCGTGTTCGACGAGTCGGGCAACCCGGTCGAGTACCACCTCCTGCGGGAGCATCCGGGGGAGGGGCGGCTCGTGAGGGGTTCGCCGCTCGATTACGACCGTATTCCGGCTGAGTCCGTGCTGCACTGGTTCCGGGCCGACCGGCCGGGGCAGGCGCGCGGCGTCCCCGACATCCTGCCGGCGCTGCCCCTCTTCGCCCAATTGCGACGGTTCACGCTGGCGGTCCTGGCCGCCGCAGAAACAGCCGCCGACTTCGCCGGCATCCTTTACACCGACGCCCCCGCGAACGGCGAGGCGGACGCGGCGGAGCCGTTCGAGCCGATCGAGCTTGAGAAGCGGGCGCTCCTCACGATGCCCGGTGGCTGGAAGATGAGCCAATTGGAGGCGGAGCAGCCCTCGACCACGTATGCCGAGTTCAAGCGGGAAATCCTGAACGAGATTGCCCGCTGCCTCAACATGCCGGCGAATGTCGCGCGGGCCGACTCGTCGGGCTACAACTACGCCTCCGGCCGGCTCGACCACCAGACTTATTTCAAGGCGATCCGCGTCGAGCAGTCCCACCTCGAAAGCGTGGTGCTCGACCGCATTCTGGCCGCCTGGCTGGATGAAGCCGCGCTGATCCCCGGCCTCCTGCCGGACGGTCTCCCGCCGATCACCGAGTGGGACCACCAGTGGTTCTGGGACGGCCACGAGCACGTCGACCCCCAGAAGGAAGCCAACGCGCAGGCCACGCGGTTGGCGTCCCACACGACCACGCTCGCCGACGAATACGCCCGCCGCGGGCTCGACTGGGAGACGCAGCTTCGTCAGCGGGCGAAGGAGATCGCGCTGCTGGCGGAGCTTGGGATCACCTCGCCCGCCCCTGCAGCGAACGATGCCAGCGCGGTGACCGTGCCGGAGGAGACCGATGAAGATGACTGAGCCCAGCGAACTCCGGCTGGTCGGCCCGGTGGAGTTGACCATCGAAGCGGCCGCCGGCGACGGGACGGAGAAGCCCGTCCTGGTGCATGTGGCGGCCTATGGCGGCGGACTGATGACGGTCGCCGGCTTCGGTCCCGTCGTGCTCGACGTCGAGGGGATCGAGTCCCCGGAACGGGTGCCGCTCCTGGCCGATCACGAGAACCGGATCGACGCCGTGCTGGGCAGCGGCGTTCCCGTGCGGGGCGAGGGGCGGCTGACCATCGACGGCACGCTCTCCCGGACCAGCGAACGCGCCCGCCGCGTGATCGATCTCCATCGGGACGGCGTGCCGCTCCAGGCCAGCGTCGGCGCGGAGCCCCTGGAAACCGAACGGATCGCCAAGGGTCGGCAAGTCGTCGTCAACGGCCGGACGATCCGCGCGGAGGGAGCGAGCTTCCTGCTCGTGCGGCGATCCCGTTTGAAACATGTCGCCATCGTCGCCAACGGCGCGGATGGCAGTACCAGCGTCAGCATCGCGGCCCAGGCCGCTTCACGATCGCAGGAGTTCGACATGGAATTCGCGACCTGGCTGGAAGCGCAGGGGTTCACCGCCGACACGCTCACCGAGCAGCAGCAGACTAGCCTCCAGGCGCTGTTCGATGCTTCCCAGCAGACAAACGCCACGCCCGCCACGAAGAGCGAGGCGGCCGCCGCCGTGGCCGAATTGCGGGCCGAGTTGGCGGCCGAGACCGCCCGCGTGGCGGCGATCCGCAAGCTGTGCGGCGGCAGGCACCCGGACATCGAAGCCCAGGCCATCCAGGAGGGCTGGGACGCGACCAAGGCGGAACTGGAGGTCGTGCGGGCCGATCGTCCGCGTGGCCCCGCCATCCACGCCGGCACCTGGAACGATTCGCCGCAGGTGATCGAAGCGGCGCTCTGCCTCTCGCGGAAGCACGCCGACGTCGAACGGCGGTTCAAGCCCGAAGTGCTCGACGCGGCCGACCGGCAGTACCGCAACCTCGGCTTCCAGCAGCTGTTCATCATGGCGGCGGTCGCCAACGGCTACCCCGCGCGTCCGGGGGAGACGATCCACAAGGGAAACATCAGCGAGATTCTCCACTACGCCTTCCCGCCCCGCACGCTCCAGGCGTCGTTCTCGACCTTCAGCTTGCCCGGCATCCTGCAGAACGTCGCCAACAAGGAGCTGCTGCAGGGCTATCAGGAAGAAGACCAGACCTGGCGGGAGATCGCGATCGTGAAGTCGGTCAGCGACTTCAAGGAAGTCACGAGCTACCGCCTGCTCGACGACATGGAGTACGAGGAACTCCCCAAGCACGGGGAGATCAAGCACGGCAAGCTCGGCGAGGAGTCGTACACCCGCCAGGTGCGGACCTACGCCAAGATGTTCATGCTCGACCGGGTCGACATCATCAACGACGACCTGAGCGCGCTGGACGACCTGCGGACCCGCATCGGCGGCGGGGCGGCCCGCAAGTTCAACAACGTCTTCTGGGCGCGGTTCCTGGACAACTCGTCGTTCTTCACGGCCGCACGCGGCAACTACATCACGGGCGCGGACACGGCGCTGGGTCTTGATGGTGCGGGCCTGCAGAAGGGGATCACGGCATTCCGCAAGCTCCGCACGCCGGCAGCCGACGGGAAGAAGCGGGTGGTCGGCGGACGGCCGGAAATCCTGCTCGTCCCGCCCGAACTGGAGTTCATCGCCCAGCGGATCTTCCAGAGCACGACCGTCAACACCGGCGGCGCGGCGACGGCCGATTCGATTCCCGACGCCAACATCCACGCGGGCAAATACCACCCGGTCGTCTGCGACTGGCTGAGCGACCCGGACTTTCCCGGCAACAGCACGACCGCCTGGTACCTGTTCCGCGCGCCCCGCAACCTGGCCGCGGTCGTCGTCTCGTTCCTCAACGGTCAGCAGAACCCAACCATCGACATGGCCGAGGCCGACTTCAACCAGCTCGGCGTGCAGTTTCGCGGCTATCACGACTTCGGCGTCGACCTGGCCGAGTACCTGGCCGGCATCAAGAGCAAGGGGGCGGCCTAAACGGCCCATTCCCAGGAGTTATTGGAAATGCCAGTGCAAGCACAATTCGTTCACGAAGGGGACTACGTCGACTACACGCCCGGTGCCGCCGTGGCGGCCGGCGACGTGGTCGTGCAGGGCGACCTGGTCGGAGTCGCCAAGGGTGACATCGCGGCGAACAAGCTGGGAGCGCTCGCCCTGACCGGCGTGTTCGACTTCGCCAAGGCGACGAACGTGGCCTACGCGGTTGGCACGATCCTGTACTGGGACGATACGAACAACATCGTCACGGCGACCGCCACGGGGAACAAGCAAGTGGGCAAGGTGGTCCGCGGCGCGGCCACGACCGACCCCACCGTCCGTGTCCGCCTGAGCCAATAAGGGAGTGGACGCGATGGCCGACCTGCTCGAACGAGGCGCGCGCTGGCTGGAAGACCAGCGAACCAGGCACTGCACCCGCGACGTGACCTACGTCCGTGGCGCGGCCTCGGTCGTCGTGCAGGCCACGATCGGGCGGACGCAGTACGAGACCGACGACGGCCAGGCGGTCCGCGTCGCGTTCACGGAGCGGGACTTTCTGATTCAGGCGGCGGACCTGGTGCTCGGCGGCAATGCGGTCACTCCGCAAGCCGGCGACCAGGTCCGCGAGACACAGAACGGACAGGTGCTCGTGTTCGAGGTCATCGACTGGCGGTACTCGGACCCGTACCGGCAGACGTTGCGAATCGAGACCAGGCACATCGGGACGGAGACCGTGTGATGGCCGTGATCACCGACCTCGCCGACGCGCTCGTGGCCGAGCTCAACGCGGCCACGTTCGGCCAACCGATTGCGGCCCAGCGGCACTACCTGCCGCGGTTCGACCTGCCGGAGATGCAGACGCTGCACGTCACGGTCGTTCCCAAGGGGGTCGTGCTGGGTGTCGGAGACCGCGCCCGGGGCCAGGGGGATTACAGCGTCGACGTGGCCGTGCAGCAGAAGATCACCACCGGGGACAACGCCGAACTCGATGCGCTGACCAACCTCGTCGAGGAGATCGCCAACCATCTGCGTGGCCGACGGCTCGCCTCCTATCCCGACGCGGCCTGGCTCAAGACCGAACAGACGGTGCTCTACGCCCAGGAGCACCTGGCCGAGCTGCGGCAGTTCACCAGCGTTCTGACCGTCACCTACCGGGTGCTCCGATGATCGGCATCAAACTCGAGGGCGCCCAGCGCCTGTTCTTCGACCGGGCCGCCGTGACCAGCGCGGCGGATCGGGGGACGCGGAAGGTGCTCTCGAAGTTCGGCGCGTTCGTCCGCCAGACGGCGAAGACCAGCATCCGCAAGCGGAAGGCGGTCTCGGAACCGGGCCAGCCCCCCAGCAGTCACACCGGGCTGCTCAAGCGAAACATCTTTTTCGTGTTCTCCCCCCAGACGCGGAGCGTGGTGATCGGCCCGATCCTGCTCAACCAGCGGACCGACGCGCCACGGCTGTTGGAGCACGGCGGGACGGTCGTGCGGAAGAAGGGAACGAATTTCGTGCGGATGAAGTATCGGGCCCGGCCCTACATGGGACCGGCCTTCGAGCGCGAACAGCAAAAACTCCCCGCCCTGTGGCGGAACTCGGTCCGCTGATTGTGATGAAGGATGATCCCATGCGACTCATGACCTTCGGACTGATCCCGTTTTGCCTGCTTTTCCTGCCAGCAGCGACGGCGCAGGACCACCTAGCCGTCGATCTCCCCGTCGAGGTACGGCAATGGTTCCGCAACCCGGACGGCTCGTGCGTGCAGTGTTCGATCGGCATGTGTGGCGTGGACCAGAACGTTCCGGCGGCGGCCACGCTCCTCTGGGACACCGAGTACGGTCCCCGCGAACGGGGCGGTTCTGGTCCCTCGCGCGTGGCTGAGTACTGCAACCGCCGCGGCATTCGCGCCTGGAACGTCGTCGGCGACGGCACGTTCGACTGGATGAAGTGGGCCTGCGCCACGGGTCGCGGTGCCGCCATCGGCGCGGGGCCGAATCACTTCCAGACGCTTGTCGGCTACGACCCAGCCGCCGGCCGCTGGTACGTCTGCAACAACAACAGCCCACAGCGGATCGATGCCTACGACGAGGCGGCGTTCCGCCGGCTGCATCTGGCGAGCGGCCCGTGGGTCGTGATCCTCGATTACCCGCCGCATCCGGCCCGTCCCGAATACCGGCCGTGGTGGCGCTGACGTTTCTAGCTGCACACGCCGTTCCACCCCACTCGAAGGAGTCGATCGCATGCTGCCGCGACTGGCCTGTTTCATCGTTCTGCTGCTGGCGCCTCCCCTCGCGTGGGCCCAGTCCGCGCCGCAAGTCGATCAGGACGAGGTTCGCCGGCTCGGCAACCTGGTGCAGCAACTCGGCGTCGGCCCGCAGTCCGCTGGCGTCGATGACTTTCTCGCGGCGATGGGTCCGCCCGCCAGCGACGCCGACAAGTGGTTCATCAGCCTGGTGACGATCCGCAACTGCGCGCCGTGCGCGCAGCTCAAGCAAGCCTTCGGGACCGACCCCTGGCTCAAGGCGCTGGCCGATCCCCACGACCCCAAGAAGTCGTGGTCGCACTTCAACGTCTACGACATCCAGGACCGGAGCCAGTCCTTTCGCTTCGAGAAACTCAAGATCGCGGCCTACCCCACCATCCTGGTCCAACCGCCGCGCAGTAAGAAGTACGGCGAACCCTCGACCGTGGTGTTCCAGGGAACCTACGACGGCGACCCGAAGAAACTGGCCACCGAGATCACCACGGCCATCCGCCGCTATCTGGTCAAACTCGCCGAGGCCAAATCGGCAACCGAGCCGGTGGCCATCGGCAACGGGGGGGCCGATCCGCCGTGGCAACCGACCCCCAAAGTCGATCCCGTGCTGCCGGTGTTGCCGACGCCCCCCGTGGACGTGGTCCAAATTCCGCCGCCTTTACCGACGCCAGCACCATTACCGACGCCAGCACCATTGCCGACGCCGACACCAGCGCCGAGTCCGTTGCCAGCGCCCCCGCCCGCCCCGACTCCTCCGCCGGCACCGACTCCGGCTTCGATGCGGCTGGAAGCGGTCGTGGTCACCGACGCCGACACGCCGACGGATGACGTCACCGAAAATCGCATTCACGAGGTGATCCAGGGGCTGAAGCGCGAGCGCGGGCGACACCTGAAAGTGCGGCGCGTGGATTGGCAGGACGCCGAGAATCGGTATCCGCTGCGGCGGGACGAACTGCCGGCAGTGCTGGTCACAAGCGACGGCCGGATCGAGGACAAGATCTCGGCGCGCCTGTTGCCGTTCGTCGAGGCGCCGGCCAAGCCGATCGCGCTCACCGATCTTCCGTGGTCGCTCATCGCGGGACTCGTCTCGACCGGTTTCAGCGTGCCAGCGCTGGTCGCACTCGCGGTCTGGGTCCTCGGCGCGTTCCGGTCGTCCAAGCGGCAGCAGGCGGGACCACCGCCGGTACTGAGCGACCCCGCGATCCAGCAATTGCTCGATCGGCTGAAGCGGCTGGAGCAACAGTCGACGAACACGCTTTCCGCCTTCTAACCGCAGCACAAGGCACCGCATCATGGCCATCAAACTCGGACTCGACGCCAGGCTCTATCGGAACACGGGGACCTACGCCGCTCCCGCCTGGAACGAGGTCAAGAACGTCAAAGACCTGACGCTCAACCTCGAAGCGGGGGAAGCGGACGTCTCGACCCGTGGCAACGGGGGTTGGCGGGCCAACATCGCCACGCTCAAGGACGCCAGCCTCGAGTTCGAGATGGTCTGGGACACGGCGGACGACGACTTCACGGCGATTCGCACCGCCTTCCTCACCAACGCGCCGATCGAGTTCGCCGTCCTCGACGGGGCCAGCAACGCCAGCGGCGCGCAGGGGCTGCGGGCCTCGATGGCGATCACCAACTTCAGCCGGTCCGAACCGCTGGAAGAGGCGATCAAGGTCAGCGTGACCGCGAAGCCCACGTACAGCGCCAACGCGCCCGAATGGATGACCGTGCCGTAATCGCCGCCGCAGCCGGAGGAAGCAATGCCATGCACACGTTCAACGACACGCAAGGCCGGACCTGGACCGTCACGATCAACGTCGACGCCATCCGCCGCGTCCGCGGGCTGCTCGAC